TCAAAGTGTTTCCATACAAAGGCACCAACCTCCATCCACTCATGCTCTCTAACATAGACAGTAATAGAGGGCTTGTGCTCACACCAGTGTCGTTGATAAGTTAACCACAGTTCAAGCTGACCAATAGCGGTACCCTGGTCACGGATAGCTACATTCTTTGGTGACTTGTGTGGGAAACTAAACACAACAGTACTCTGCTCTGCTCCAAAGGCAGTCTCACAAGGTATGCCCTGACTAATCATGAAGTCAGTTAAAGGATCTTTGATATCTCCTCTGACAGTTCGGATGTAGTACTCTGCAAATCTAGGGTGGATTCCACTAGCCGAATCGACAAGTTGACTGACAGTGCCAGAAGGCTTAACACAAGTAATAGCGGTAGATTGGGGAATAGATAACTCTTTAGATAACTTTTTATTAGTTTCAACGGCAGTCTCCTTAAGTTTAACTAGTACAGTGTCAAGGTTAGGAGATCTAACCCCACCAGTACTGGCAGTAAGAGTGTTGTCCATGATCCCCGTCATGCTGACACCCAGTAGTCTTTCTTCTTCAGTGTTCGTAGTCCATATCTTACGTAGATACTTGAAGTCTGTCAGGGTGGACTGGAATGTCCCCAAGATTGTAGCAAGTCTAACTTTCTTTTGTAAGCTTCGGAGGTCATCGTCAGGTCTGACAACAACTTCACTAAGGTTACAAAACTGTTGTGGCCTGAGTATGATTTCGCTACATGGATTAGTTCCAAATTCATAGTCGCTATCTCTGCGGCCATTTTCACTAACCTTCTTTCGTGACGCTTCACGATTAAAGATTCCTCTCTCTCCAGATTGGCTTGCATATAAACTCTCCCATTCTCTCATGAACGCACCCATATCAGGCTTCTCTGTGTAGACTACGCTGTTGTTAGCCAGTGCTCTCTGACCGTGCTGTTCCCACCACTGTCCGTGCTTGGCGTGTCTCATCCTATCATCACTTAAGTTAGATAAGGATATCATTGCGGATCGTCTGACCCCTCCTACTACTACCACTGCACCAATCTTACACATGACATCATGGCATTCAATAGATGTTAACCTACGTCCTCGTGCTTCAGTAAAGATACCAGTGGTAAAGTGAAACAGATCGTCAAGAGGATCAGGTCCAGATGAACGTCCTCCAAAGGTTTTAAGTTTAGCTCCTGCAGGTCTCACTGCTGACAGATCCCACTTAGGTAACTGCCCACTATACAACATACTTATTAATTCTTTAAGACCTCTAGCCCAACCAGACTTACTATCTCCTACATGAATGGTGCTCTTACTTTCTTCAAAGTGTTCAGCTACCTCAGGAAGTTTATTAATATACTGTCTCTCTACTGAGAAGCCTACGCCAGTACCACACATCAGTATGTATAGTGCTTCATCAAAGGCTCTGGGACTATCAACAGCAGTGTAGGCACAGTTATAAGCACAGGTATGATCACGGTTAAGGGCAGGGCCACTAGTCATTAGGGTACGCATTGAAGGCATAACCTCATGGTTAACTATGGCATCACGTAACTCGTGGTACATATTTCCTGGCATAGTATAATTCATCTTGTCAACTAGGTGGACATGCATGTTCTCCATGTACCTGTCAACAGTTTCTTCCCAAGTTTCTCTACGTCCTTCGTCATTTTTATATCTGGCATACCTACTGATAGCTATAAACTTCTGATAATCATTCATCATTCTTCCTCACCATACTTTATACCTGATATATCTAAGTACTTCATGATCCTGGTAACCGTCCAATGATCCAAGTCTGTCTCAATAAGCGTACCATCTTTAGTGTAAGAGTTATAAAGGTCTAACCCACTATCCTTATCAGCCTTACGTTTAAATGTTAACATCATGTATGTTTCCCTTCCTTGGATACTTTGGCTTTACTTCTTGTATTGTATTTAACTGACTCATATACCACTGGGCTTTCTCTATGTCTTGAACATGGTTACCCTTGTGGTCACTACGCCATAGATACTTGAAGGCGTTTAACTTACAGAATACTTTGTAGTTGGCGTGTCCAAAGGCAGCAATCATAGCATCCTTACATTCAATAGTGCCCTGTGTATAGTGACGGGGTTGGTTAACTAAGTCTTCTTTAATCTTATTCATGCTGTCTCCTCTATTTTATTGTAACCTTTATAGCATAAAATAAGGGACTTGTCAAGTGTTACCTTCACAAGTCCCCTAATTTATTGTAGAACTATTAGTAGCTTAGGAGACGAGTGTGTAAGATATAGACACTCTACTAACAGATTCTACAGGTGTTACTACTGTTTCTGAAATCTCTTCAATGGCCTCTACAGGAGGAGCAACCTCAAGATTAGGCCCAATAAAAATATCAGGTTCTGCCTCAGGGATAACCTCAGGGATAACCTCAGGGATAACCTCAGGGATAACCTCAGGGATAACCTCAGGGATAACCTCAGGGATAACTACTACAGGTGCTGCTACAGGTAGTGGCACAACCTCAGGAATAATCTCAATAGGTATGGCCTCTACGGGGACGGGGGTAGCTTCAACAACTACCTCTTTATTGCAAGATGATAAGAGAACAACAAGAGCTAATGTGATAACAGCTGCAAGGATCATCTTTTTCTTAGCAGTTAAGTTAGCAAAGCCTTCCGTCATATCAGTTACTATTTGGGGGAGTTTCATTATTAATATCCTTTCTATAATTAATTAGTGGGTAGAGTAGTTATACCACAAATGGCAGGACTTGTCAAGTTTATTCTTAACAAGCCCAATTATTTATACGTTAACTAACATACTCTTTCGTTGTTCAGAACTATTCTGTAGTTCCTTACCTCTCATGTTGTTGCCACAATTGTTACACTTGTAGCGTTGGTATGATGTGTACTTGAGGTGTTCAGTACCTTTCTTATGTACATCAGTTGAGCCACAGTTGTTGCATGTAGGTTTAAGTTCAGTAACATTAGTATACATACTGCGACAGGGGTGATTCTTAATCCAAGGGAGTAGCTCCAGGTATAGTAGTTCAGTTACTTCAACGTCTTGTTCGTTATACTCTACCATCTCAGCCCAACACTCCATGTCACCCTCCATGCACCCCTTCCATAGGGCGAAGCCTCGATGGTTCATCTTCTGTTTGATACCAAGCTTACCAAGGATAAAGTCTAACTTATTAGAAGTAAATTTAAAGTTAGACTTGACAACCTTGAAGAGATCAATAGATTTACTTGTACTAGGTGGTGTCATCCCTGCCTTGAGGAATGCTGTGTTCACATGCTTGCGGTCAAACTTATCAGAGTTGTAACCGACTAGGACATCAGCCTCTTCCATCAAGTCATAGAGACCTGCAATCATGTCACCCTCATTGTCAAGATCGTTGTCATGTTCAATGAGTGAATTACTTAGGATCTCATCTGAGCCTAGCCACTTAGCTGCCCAACTTAGGATGTATCCATCTTCCATTATCATACTGATAGGTATGTTCTGGTTCCAGATATCCCATACGTTAGCCAACTTAGGTGCTGTCTCAATGTCATAGGTTAGTATCTTAATTTGCTTATCCATTGGGGTCTCCTCTAATGTTTTATGTTTGAACTCATAGGCATGGATCTCATCTCATCGGTAAATGAAACTCCACCGTAGTCATCAAATGTTTGAAGAAGTAATGTAACTATCTCATAGACTTCACGAGCCTGTTCAGTGGGTGTGTCATCAAAGGTTCCACCGTAAGGATGTACCACTAAGGCACCATCCTCTACTGTCACCAATAGGTTAACTGCATCATTAAACTCAGGGGTCTCATGTAACTTAGTCATTATTTTATGTTTATCTAAACTCATAGCTCCTCTCTATCTTTCCAGGGTGGCATAAACTTTACAGCAGCAATCTGTTTATTGTAACTGATGCGATCACCCTTATCGTCCCTTGCAACCATTACATTGTAGTCAAACTGAGCCTTACATTCTGCATAGACTAAGTCAGCCTTACATGTGTACTGTCCAATGATCATATACTGGAAGTCTTTGGGATTAGCATTGATTAATATATTTAGTTCCTTAGATGAACCTGTGTATGAGCCCCACTTAGATTGTTTCCAGTGAAGAGGGTTCCAGGCAGCCCCTAACTTGTTAGGCCTGAGGCTACCCTTCTTAACCTTACCACTAGATATCCAGAATTGTTTCTTACCAACGTAGTACTTACTGGTAGATAACTCATTGATAACATAGGTGAAGCCAAAGTATTTTATAGGGTCAGGCTTCAACCCCTTCCAGTGGTGGGACATCTTACTTATCTTTCTTAGACTTAACCTCAGGAATGGCAGGTGCTACCGCCTCTTCCTCTATAGTGATAGCTGTAAGCTCAGCCTTGTTGATCCATATGTTACCAAGGAACAAACCCTTGTTAGCATCGAGACCTTCAATGGCCTTGCCAAGTACCTCCATATCAGGTATTTTAACCTCAATGGGGGATGTCTTAGTTACGATAGTTAGTTTTATCATAGTCTTTCCTTTCTGTTATTCTTCTAGTGGTAGTACTTCAGGAACCTTTGGTAGTTTTTCAACGTGTGTTAGGAACCTCCAAGGTTTGTAAGCAAAGGTCCTCAGGTCAGGGTGACACTTAAACTTATGATCACACCTACTGCAGTGAGTACCAAGCTTCATGTTACCTGCCTTACCATCAGGCTCAGGTTGGTAGCATAACTCTTCAGGTGGCTCATCCTTCTTCAGCATTTCATTAAGGTGTTTAACTCTTGCCTCAGCATTGATCTGTTCAATAGAAGTAACCGCAGTGAGAGCTAAGGATCCAATCTTATTGAAGGCAAAGAAGTATGCTGTGTCTGCATTCTCCCTACCCACTTGGACTTGCTCATAGTAGGACAGTTGGGCAATATAACCATAAGGATCTTTTCCTGGTGCCTTGATTGATCCATCCTTAAACTTCTTAAAGTTAGCAGCAAAGGCAGACTTGGCATCAACATTCTTACCATTGATCTTACAGTCCATGTAACCCCTAAGTCCGTACCCATTGACAGGGTGTTGTGTATGAGTTACCTCATGCCCTGCCTGTTCAGCTAACCATAACATCAGCTCTTCACAGATGTCACCGTAGAGAAAGTTAAGTAATTGCTCAGGTGCAAACTTATTCTCAACAGGGTCAGCCTTGACGTTGAAGTATAGAAGCCTATCGGGTTGACCCATGTTGGATGGACGTATCTTATCCTTCCTTGCAGGGCCTCTCCTGATCTTAAACTTCTTGGTGATGGCACGAGCCAGCCTTGAGGCCAACTCAGCCGTATCCTCTGGGGTGAAATCTATACCTGTTTTAAACACGTCATAGATATCATCCACCAGAGTCTCGATGTCTTTGCCACCCTTCATTTAAAACGGTACTTCATCGTCAAGGATTGGATCGAACTCAGGCTTAACTTCAGAGAATCCTTGAGGTGTAGCTTCTTCAGCAGCATACCCACCTTCAACCTTATCAAAGGCCATGCCACCATTAGGTTCAAAGCCTGGATTGTCAGGCATGTCAACGAGTTTAATAAGTTGTACCCCACGGGCATAAAACTTATGAGTGTTGTCTACTTGGTAGTCCTTACTAATCTCACGTACCTCAATGTATACACGTATCTTACTTCCATTACCTGCAGCAACTCCCTCAACCATTGGGTCACCCTGTGAGTCTACATACTTAATTGGAAATTGAGATGTGATCTTGTAATACTCAAGTATCCCTGCAGTGTGTTTACTTGATCCTGCTTGCGAGATAGTGGGCTTCCGTCCTGCTGCCTTAGCTTCTTCCATCGACTTAGGTGTAAGGTTAACAAGTGTAAGCTCATACTGATCTCTATCAGGTGGGCCGTACTTTTGACCACGTTGGTTCTCCCAAGGTCTCAGGTAGAAAGATTCTCCGTCTAACTTTAAAGTCTTAAATGTTTGTGTATTAGCCATTAGTATAGTCTCCTGTTATGTGAACCGCAATGGTTCTATTTAATAATGTACTCTTATAGCACATCCTGTGTAGTATGTCAAGTATTAATATTCTCAAAAACACCCATTGATATCACAGTTGGGGTAACTGTTACAGCCTAGGTGTGCGATATCAGGG